CGCGTTCGTCCTTTTCGATGGGCGATTTTATCAAATTACAGCGAAACGGGGACGATTGTTGGGAGTGGCAGTCGCCAATCATCTACTTCCCCGACGTAGCTCGTGACGATGCCGACGGTGAACGTGTCAGTATGCAGGTCCGCTTCGCACTAGTAAGTGCATCCCCCGATCGTCGGTATGTTACCGACGTGATAGAAGTCGCGACGAACAGCATCTACCGCGCCTTGAGGTTATCCGGCTTTAACAACCCTATGATTCTCGATGTTATTAAGCAGAATTGCCGCGCGCTGTTCGAGAATTGGTTCGAGTTGACCAGCAACAGTAGTAGTAATCCACTACTGCGCATCAACTTGCACGGCACGGTCAAAGAATTACCCTTAGATGATTACGTGCCCGAAAAGCTAACTCAGATGGCGCAGGTGTACTGTAAGACGTTGAGTCTGCGAAATTCTAGCTTACGAGGCCGAGTGTGGTATTCGCCTGGTAAGGAGATCATAGGAGTTCTGCATCATCGCGAAGAGGATAGAGGTGCAATAATTGAAATACACTATACACCGTCCCCACGTAGATCAGCTTCAGAAAAATTTGCCATTGTTACAGCAGTTAGACATCTAATATGGTTGGCGAGTTGGTTGGCACAGCGACGCTCCCAACACGAGGAGGCAAGTATTCACATTGAAACGTCATTGCCATATGAACATCTGATGACAGGCCAGGTAACTCTGAATAAGAGATATGAGATTACGAACTTTTAACTATGGCTGACAAAGCACGACGGCAATCGGGAAAGGGACGAGGTCTATTGATTTATATTCAGTTGATGAACAGACTAACCTTCGTGCTAGACCTCGTGGCTCTGCACAGAATAAGAGCTCTATTCTATCCCATTCGCATACATAATAAGAGCTGGTACAGGACGAGGGCGTTCACCGTGGCCTTTCTGTCGAAACTCCTACAAGAATCAAGCGTCTTCCATTCACTATACCAAAAGATACTGGTCGAACATGGCCGTCGTCAGGTAGTTACGTGGTTCGGTGACCGCAGAATTATCGACGTGCATTTGCCCCAGTTGTCATGGACGACTTTAGACCGTTACCTTATAGCAATGGACGTCCTAGCACCGCATCTGCTTTACACTACCGTGTTGTCTGACGTAGACAACGAGGTACTGCAAGCCGCGCTATACTCAAGCGATATTATACTTTTCAAACGACCGTCCGTCCCTCGATTAGCGGCACAGATGCTAGGTTTTTA